CGGCTGGATCTTGATCCATTCATCCGAATACCCAGCACCGCCGTCTGGCCGGTTCACGATCTGGGCCATTACTTGCTCGCACCAGCCTTCACGCGACAGCTCGCGTACAGTGCTGATGGTCCACAGCCTGCTACGCCACTCGAACAAGCGACTGTCCTCGAACCCCAGCACCAGATTGAACTCGGCCGGTGGAAGATTGAGCGGCGGATGCAGCTCGATCTGATGCTCTATGGTCCCCACATCAGATAAACGCACAAGCCAATTGCGAGTGCGAATAATAGGAGTGCTGTCAGCTGCAACATCGCCCGTCCGAGAAACATATCGACCTTCNGGGGTAATTCCATAATTGACNGTCCGTATCAGAACTGTCGGTAAACCCCGTCTGTTGACCACCGACGGATTCATCGCCACATAGCCGTCCGGCGGCTCGAACGGCAAGCGCGTTGGTTTGAAAGTTCTTATATATTTCTCTAGCGGCTCCACATACCAAAACTGATTGGCGCGCGCCTGGGCGCGCGACATATGCGTACCAGTTGGGTCTATCGTCAAAGCGTTTGTCATGGCCGCACCTCGCTCCCGCTGCCTGGGATCGTAATACGCACAGATTGCAAATTCCTCCTTCAAGCCCGTGCTGTAGGCATAGTCATCAACAAATAACCCATCTGTAGTACGCTCCATAGCCATGCCAGGAATAGAAAACAGCAAACTGAGCTGATTATCTCCGCATGCACGGAAATGCTGGGCCAGATCATATAGCGTCTCCGCACGCAAAGGGCGCATCTGATACGCCCGCAACAGCTCTCGAACGAATCCACTCTCGTCACCTAGATTTTTAAGACAGTGGGCGTATCGCCGCTGCGCATACCACTGTTCCTCGACCCAATTGCCTAATTGGACACGTCTTTTATAGTGGATTTTCGCATTTTCCCAATCGCCCAGATCAAAGTAAGAGTTCGCCAAGTAGAAATAATAGCGTGCCAAAAGCCCTGGGTTGATCTCGGTATCGAGGGCTCGTTGCAGGAGAGCAATGTCTCGCTGAATTTTGTTCGGACGATTCGATCCGTCAGCCCCATCCAAAAAATAACTTCCATGTATTTTCCCACTGCTTGGAATGTCGAGATATTCATGCGTCGGACCCTGATAAACTGCCGGTGCTGCACGCGCCAACAATCTCCGATTCCAATAATGTAGTGTACCTGCGCGCTGCTCCATATCATAAGCCAACCCACCAGACCCATTTGGCCAACAATCTGGATTTTCAACTACCAAACTCATATCAGCATCGCACAACAACAAATAATCCCATTGTAATTTGCTATCACGAGCATTTTTTAAGGATACATTACGTGCTTGACTAAAATCTACAAATTCGGCACTATAAATTTCGCATGGTCGACCAGCAACTTCAAACATTGAACGAATGATCTCAGGTGTTCCGTCCGTACTACCAGTATCAGTAACTATCGCCCCTTGTACTGAAGGAAGCAAAGACTGAACGCAGCGCGCAATTATCGCACTTTCATTTTTTACGATTCCGTTCCAAAAAATGACCGGAGCCATCTACATGCCCATAGTTGATGTCACCAACCAGCGATTTGGAAGACTTGTAGTTCTCAAATTTGCAGGATTAGAACCAACAAGTAACCCAAAAAAACATCGCGCAACCTTTCTGTGCCAATGCGATTGCGGCAAAACTACAATAGTATCTAGTATGAATTTACGCATAGGCGGCACCAAATCGTGCGGTTGCATTCGAAAAGAGGCCACCCAACAACGATCTAGACGATACAAAGAAATTGAAGTTGTTCATATCAACGGTAAACGAAAAGCAACACCCGAATATACCGCATGGGCAAGCATGAAACACCGATGTTACGGACCGAATAATGATCGTTACAAACACTACGGTGGGCGAGGCATCCAAGTTTGTAAACGTTGGCACAAATTTGAAAATTTCCTTGCAGACATGGGTCGCAAGCCCTCTCCTAGCCATAGCCTTGACCGCATCAACGTTGACGATCATTACGGCCCCCTAAACTGCCGTTGGGCTACACCTGACGAACAACGCGCAAACAAACGCAAGCGCACCCAGCTAGAGAATTTCTCCGACATCGAACTACTCACCGAAATTAAACGTCGCAACCTCATCTATGGGCTACCGGTCACACCCGACGGACCAGTTCCAGACGTTGCACCCGTCGTACCTAGAGTGGTTGACGCATCAGAAACCTGATACTCGTCACCTGTAGCAGCAGCAGAAGTTGCGAAGTTCTGCAAAGCTTGCGCACGGCTATTGGCCGCAACTTGATACATGGCGCTTGGACCCAGCTTGCGAGCTTGGATGTAGTAAGTCGGCATAGTTCTCTCCTTTATCCTGGTCCGCCAACGGGAGGCGGTGGCCTCCCGCCCGGTCCAGGCGGTTGTTGTTGACTGCCAGTCAAGTTGGTTTGCGGCCCTTGCGCTTGGTTGCCCTGCGAAGCCTGATTGCCTTGAGCCTGGGCGGCCTGCTGGGCCAGTGGCCCACCTGGAGGTCCGCCGGGTGGCGCTGCGCCGGGAGGCTGTTGCGGTCCACCCGGTGCCCCTCCTGGCACCGTCGCTTGCGCGGCCAGAAGCCCTGATGTCAGCTCGGACGTAATTTTCTGCACGCCGGTCTGCACGCCCTGCTGGATGCCCTGCTCGACCCGCTGGCTAAGGGCTGCCTGCTGAGCCTGCTGCTCCTTCGCCTGTTGCTTCTTCTGCAGCTCNTCTTCCGGCGGTACGATGGTTTCGCCATCGAGACCAATCGTGCTGGAGACACTGCGCAGCACCGCCCCGCGCCCGACCATACCCATGATGTCGATATCGACCGGATTGTTGGTATGCTGCAAGAACTCCATCTGACGCTGACGCTCGGTCTCGCGCTGCACCGCAACTGTGGTGCCTCTGACCACAATTTGCTCCTCACCAGTCAAAATACCGGTGGTGTCAGTCAGCAGCACCAGATCAGACAGCTGCTGCAGTGCAACTTCGAAAATATCTCTGTCAATATTGGCCGCCACCGTCTGCAGGATCTTGCTGGCATTGCCCATCAGCATGGCCAACCCAGAAGCGGTTCTTCCCGCGCCACCACCGGGTTGCCCGCCGATATATTTCGGAATCGCCGACACATCATCGGCCAGATCGGTGAACGCCTTGAACACCCCTAGCAGTTCCTGGGCATTGCTACTGGGCTGATAAAACTCGATCGGCGGCTTGTTGTTGGTTCCCACCGGATCGTTGGTCACATGCCAACGCTTCCATGGAAATAGATCGTCGGTGTTTTCCTCTGGCCGACAGCGATCATCATTGATCACCACCTGCGGTCCCGACGAAATACTCATATTGTTGATCAACGAGCGCAGAGTGGCGTTAGCGGCATCCTGCAGATCCGACACCATATCCTGCAGGCCATTACCTATCGGCGTGCCGGGTACTTTTTCAAAGCTCGTGAGGAAGTAATTGTGCCGTGATCGCGGAGACGGCGACAGGTTGGCCTTGATCACATGACTGCCGATCACATAAGCGTCGATCCGGTAGTCCCTCAACTCGTCTGAAACACCGGGCATTCCGTACTCTTGCAGCACGCGCCCTTGGACGTTGCCGTGAAACTCCATTTGTGTTATAAGACCGCTTCGGTTCCATGCGGGGTTCTCCCGGCTTTCGAGCACAGCGCGCTCGGCATCAGTCGTGTCCCAGTTGTCATACAGCCCGCCGCGCCCATACTCCTCCAGTACGGCATATACTTCGTCCTGATTGAACCCCGGCAGATCAAGACAATCGTTCAGCTCGGCGCGCGTCAGTCGTGACTTCTCGATCACGTTGGCATTGATGATGTCACCGACACCGGGCGTCCACCAGATGTCGAACGGCGACACTCGCGACCAGAACATCTTGGGCTGCTGCAGTACGGTCGGGCGCCCACCACCCGGTGGCCACTTGATCTCCGGTACGATACGAACCTGCGGACCCTTCAGGACCGCAAACGGGAAGATCGGCAGGTCGACCAAGAACTCGGCAAAGGCATGATAGAAATTGCCTTCCTCCAAGAACTCCTCGACCCGCTTTTCTGCAACTTTTGACTGCTTGATGGCTTTTTTCTTCGCCGCTTCAGCCGCCGACTGGATCAATAATGCCCGTCG